ACACTTACCGGTTCTTTTACTGAAGATACAAATCCCCACTCTTTGGCCTCCTGTGCTGTCATCCAAAAATCACCGCCATCCCATTTTGCTTTAAATTCCGACTCCGGCTTTTTTAGTTTAACCTTGTAAGTGTCGTAGTAGGTATTGGTCATGTTTTTTAGCAGCTTAAGGTAGTTCTCCACCTCTGTTTCGTTGCCGCCCGTATAGCCGCTGGGCTTGTGTATCATAAACTGGCCATTCTTAGCCATTTCGAACGTTTTTGCCTTAACGGCCAAATAAGTTCCGGCACTGGCCACAACAGCGCCGCCCTCGCTGGTATATTCACCAAACAACTCATTGAGAATGTTGTAAATTTCGTTAGCCTGAAAACAATCACCTCCATTAGTCATCAGATAAACATGACACGACCTTGCGCCGGCATCTTTGATGGCCACGCAGCGATCCCTGAAATCAATAGCATTGTTTTTATTCCACTCCGATATGTTGCCAACAATATCTACGCGACCCTGAGTTCCTTCGGCTTTAATTGTAATCTGTAATCCCGGCATAAGCATTTAAAATTTGCTTTCAATGTTTGAATAGGCAACAAATGTAAATCGTAATTTTAGCAGATAAAAATCACAATTTCATGCACATAAAAATCATAAACAACAACATTAAATAATTTATTATGAACATAAAAAATGCATGCAGCATAAAAACTGCTTTTGCATAAGCTCTTATTTAAGTTCAATTTTGCATAAAATTGAGGCTAAAAAATGGAGAAAAACAAGTCGAAACGAAAAAAGGTAGATCGCAAACGCAAATTAACGGCCGGTGAATACAACAAATTAAAACATTCGGCATATCAATATGTGGTTGTTCAGGGCAAAACTCAAAAGGCAGCCGCGGAGATACTGGGCATAACCGAGCAAACTTTATCGGAGTGGTCTAATAAAGACGATTGGAAAAAGCAACGCGAAGGACGGCAGCAGGACTATCGTACTGAAGTTGAAAACATAAAACAGATCATTCGACTCACATCCGAGCGAAGGCTTGAAATTGAAGTAGATATACCAGGTGCTCAAAAGGCGGGAGATTCAAAAAAAGAACTTGAACTGCGTGGCGAAGCAAACCGGTTGGCTGACTCTATTGCAAAATGGGGAAAAACACTTCGCGAGCTTGATAAGAACAATCGATACACCCTGGGCGAGCTAATTAATATAATGGACGACATGTTTACAGACATGCGGCAGTTTGATCCAGAGCTATTTGAGCGCACCATTCCTTTTCAACAGTATTACATCCGCAAAAAAACAAATGAATTGGGTTGATTATGAAAATATCAATAATCGATTTTATAAGATTAAGATACTATATCGAAGTATTTAAAACAATGCGATACCTGGAAGATCATATAACCCGAACACCAGCGAATGAGATGCGAGATTACTGGACTGAAGTGTATCGCAATAAAATATACTGTTTATTGGAAAAAAAGTACAACAAACTGTTTAAATAGAATTTAAATGGCCACTCAAAAAAAACAGGACAAGGATTTAGCCGAACAATACTTAGCTAAACTTGACATCACAAGCAGATCGAATGAGGTAAATCCTTATGAGACCAAAGCCGAGCAGATGGCCCGTAAAAACAGGGCCATTAAGGACGTTGAGTACATGGTCAACACCTACCTGCCTCACTACGCTACAGCATCCTGCGCACAATTCCAGAAGGATGCTGCAAATGATATTGCAAATGACCCGTTTATTATTGAATTTGAAGAGTGGTTTCGCGGTGGCGCAAAATCGGTATGGGGCAATATAATTATTCCGTTGTGGCTCTGGATGCGTGGTGAGGATGTTTTCTTGTGCTTGATGTCAGACTCTGTCGAGCGTGCCCAGGAGTTACTGTCCGATGTTCAATCTGAATTGGAAGGCAACCCATTAATCATTCACGACTTTGGAGTTCAAAAATGTGAAGGATCGTGGGAGTTTGGCAATTTCTTCACAACCGATCAGCGTTTTATCGGTAAAGCTTTTGGTATAAAAAAGAAAGTGCGCGGTGTGCGTATTAAACAGCGAAGGCCAAACCTGTGGGTTATTGACGACCTGGAAACACCGGATACTATTGGCAACCCGAAACGAATGCGTAAACAGGCCGATCAGATTGAGCGCGACATAATACCAACCATGACCGACAAAAAACGCAGGCGCATGCTTTATCTAAATAACAGATTTGCGCGTGTTATGACGCAAACTATATTGCAGGAGCGGCATCCTGACTGGCGGGTTCGCCAGGTAAAGGCATACAACAAAGTAACCTATGAACCGGCATGGCCATCAATGTACACAGCTGAATATTACAAGCAGCAGGAAAAAAACATGGGCGTTGTAGCTGCCTATGCTGAATATCTGCACGAATCTATTCTGCAGGGTAAGATTTTTAGCGAAAAGCAAATTCAATATGGTAAAATGCCCTCATTCAATGAGCTAAAAATAATAATAGTGCATTGGGATATTGCATATACCGATAACGAAACATCCGACTACAACGCCTGCAAAGCGTGGGGATTGTCTCATGACAATAATTTCTGGCTAATCGACTGCTATGTTAAACAATCAAAGATGAAACAAGCGGTAGCCTGGATGTGTCAATTTAAAAAGCAAATACCGAGTGGTACTAATATTATTTTTCAATACGAATCGCAGTTCTGGAACGGAGAGGTGCAGCGTGCCATCGATGAGGTTGAATGGGAAAGCGGAGTATCACTCAACTTAATGAAAGTATCGGTTGTAAAAATAAACAAGCTAATGCGTATAATTGCAAAACAGCCCTACTATCAGAACGGTCGTATATGGTATAACGAAAAACTTAAAAGCCATAGCGACACCCAGCTGGGTATTCAACAATTGTGTGCAATAGAAGAGGGGAGTACCGAGAAAGACGACTCTCCCGATGCCGATACGGAGGCAATTGATGCTCTTGAAAAATACTCAACACCCTCCAGGAGAAACAATACAAGTTCTACATATACATCCGGACAAATGGAGATGGACTATAAAATCGTATGATATGAAATACATTGATGAAAATGACCTGGCATCAGTTATCCAGGAGCGGTTTTTGGATGAAAGCATTGCAAATATTGCCCAAAACAACGATATACTAAACAATATTGAATCGAAGGCAATCGATTATGCTATATCATACATATCAACCCGCTATAATACAGATGTGATTTTTAGCGAAGAAACTCCGCTTCGCAGCCCCATTCTATGTCAGATAATAGCGCAAATTGTCGTTTTTAGAGCTGTTCGCCGAAACCCGGCACGCAAGGTTCCGGATGATTACGTAAACATGTTTAACGACGCTACACGGCAATTGGAACGCATACAGACGGGGGCCATGAAACTTGTTGGAATGCCATTAATAACCGACGATGCCGGCAATACAACTCCGCTCATGTGGGGAAACTCGACAAATCAAAATTTCTATATTTAAACAGCATTTAAACAGTTATGAATCCATTTGAAAGAATATACAATTCGATAGAGGCAGTTGTTGTAAATCGAGTTTCAAACACAAAGCTGTTTGGCGAGTACTACAAGCGAACGGATAAAAAATCCCCAATCGACTGGACTAAACAATCGCAGAACTATACCGCAAAAACGATTGAAGATTGGATGTTGGCTGTTTTGGCAGCAACTAATCCGGATGATCCACGCCGTGGGCTGTTAATGCGTTTTTTCAATTCCTTAAAACTGGATCTGCATTTAATGTCATGCGTCGACAGTCGCATTCTCCCAGTCCAATGTGCACCTTTCAAACTCGTCGATAAGTCAAATAACGAAAACGCAGAAGCACACAAATTATTTGAAAGGCCATGGTACATTGACGTTGTAAAGATTATATGTATGCACACATTTGAGGGCACCAAGCTCATCGAGATGATAAAGCTAAATGATAAACTAGAACTTGCCGAAGTCCGGGAGATACCTCAGTCAAACTTCCTTCCTGAACGCGGACTTGTAATTAAAGAAGAGTACGACAACAGGGGTGTTGAGTATAAACAGGGGTTGTATGCAAACTATTACATACAGATTGGCAACGACTACTCGCTAGGCCTATTCAATGAAATAGCCATGATAGTTCTTGCCAAAAAACTCGGCCTTGGCTCATGGATGAGTTATATAGCTAAATATGGAGTACCTCCATTATTTATTGTCACAGACAGAATGGACGACACCAGGCTAAAAGAATTGCACAACATGGCAATGAGTTTTCGCTCAAATCATTTTGTAATACTTAATGGAAATGAAAAAATAGAGCTTCCTAAAGACAGCAACACCGACGGATATCAATCGTTCAGCAATTTGAATTCTTTTGCAAATAGCGAGCTATCGAAGCGAATCAATGGGGGAACCGGCATTACTGATGAAAAGAATTTTGTTGGATCAGCCGAACTACACGAGCGAATGTTGATGTATCGAATAAAGGTTGATAAGTTAATTTTAAAGTTCTACATGAACGAAGAAATTATTCCGCGACTGGTGAAGCTAAGTTCGGTGTACGCTCCATTGGCTAATCTTACATTTGACTGGGACGACACCGAAACATTAACGCTGAAAGAAAAAATAGAGGCAGTTAAAGATTTGGCTCAATTTTATAATTTTGATGAAAAAGAACTGGCAAAACTTACCGGACTGCCAATAACGACTGTTAAAGAGGTTGTCAACAATATGGTTGAGCCTCAAAAAAAAAAGCCTAACGCATTCGTAAACAGTTATCGAAATTACAGTTTAGCGCCATTTTCCCAGGCATCACCTTATATATTTGCGGCTACGTGGGATGCGGCCATTAGCCGATTAGCCGATCAGATTTGGAATGGTGAGATTTCGCCTTCAGATTTGGATCGCGACCTGGTTTTAAAAAACTACTCATCGCTCAACAAAGCAGCTAAAGCTGCGTGGGGCGATGGCTATTATACTGACGAGATTACACGCAAAATGCGCGACAACTTAATGAGCTTCGCCGGTGCAAAATCATACAATACAATTTCAGTATTAAATCATTTGCGTAAAACCGTGGATAATAAAGAAACCTTTATCAACGAGGCTAAACTAATTATCAATAAGCATAACGAAACATGGCTCAATACCGAAGCTAAGTTTGCTGCCAACAAAACAAGTACTGCCAAGGATTTTAAACAGTATTTAAACGATTTAGATATTTATCCAAACCTAAAGGTTCGCACCATGCAGGATGAGAACGTTCGCGAAACTCACGCAGCCAATGAGGGCGTTGTAATGCCTGTCAACAATATCAAGTATGCACCACCATTCGATCCCGGGTGCCGGTGTTGGCTCGAACAAACAACCGACCCTGTTACCGAAAAAGGTCTTACAAACATAAATCCAAAATGGGCTACAAGTCCATATCCATCAGGTAAGTTATTTTCAGATGAGAATAGTTATAAAATTTCTATTCTTCAAAAAGATAAAATCAAAACACGCAATAATATGGAGCTAATGAAGCAATTTGCACCATACAATCAAACACTAAGTTCAACAAATGGCAATAAAATATTTGTAAATGACTTTGCTGACGCTTCTGATTTACCACAAAACTTGGTTTCAGCTAAAAAAATAGCTGCGAAGTTAGAAGTAAATGTATATATCAGACCTCATATATATAGTTCAAATGGTATTAGAAATCCTGAATTTGGAATAGGGACACCCAATACCCTAGGTGATTTGAAGACTTTTAATAAAAAGATTAACGATTCTATTGACACTTTTTTTGTGAATTCATTAAAGGATTGCTCAAAAAAGAAATGTAAATATGCAGTATGCGATATTTCTTCAGCAACAAAAGAAGATATTAATGCAATGCTTATCAGGAGGTTGTATGGAAGCTTAGGGAGAGATTTATATAAAAATATAGAACATGTTATTGTTATCAATGGCGAAAATATTGCTATGATATCACGCAAACAAATAGCTAGCGGTGATTTTGACAGCCTTAGAGAAGTTATGTAATCAAAAAGGGCAGCAACAGAAGTCACTACCCTTTTCTTGGTGGAACTTT